GCATCATCCTGACGCCGGAGGAAATGACCGCAACTTTGGTGAGATTGCTCATGCCTACAATATTTTAATCGATGAGGGTTCACGTGAGCATTATGATCGCACGGGAGAGGAAAAGAAAAAATCGAGTGAGAACAGCGCCGAGATAAATCTCTGTGGACTTTTTATGAAAATCGTTTCCGAAATTCCCGATGAACGATTTACAACCACAGATGTCTTTGCTAAGATGCGCAAGATCGTGAATGCCATGATAATTGATCATAATGGTAAGATACGTGGTATCAGAAAAAAGATTGACAAACTTGAAAAAATTCAGGCGCGCATCATATCCAAGAAGAAGCAAAAGGAAACGATCTTTGGCGCGGCACTTCAACAGGAGACCCAGAATTTGGAAGGTAACATCTATCAGATGGAAACTGAGATCAAGATCGCCAAGGAGATGCTTGTTCTTCTCGACGACTACGAGTATAAATATGAAAAACGTGAAGAAGACCCGACAGCCGCGGATATATTTTCACGCATGATCGGTGGTAGTTATCACGTCACGTTCACGTCGGAATGAAAATGGACGCACTAACGATCTACAAATATTACACAGCCATCCAGCTTCATTTTTTCACCAAGAGCTTCGATGCCTGGAAGTATAAGTTCAAGATCCGCGCCGATGAGGATATGCTGAACGATCGCAACGACAAGGCGTTCTTTTTTGTCCTGGCGAAGCGGGAATACCTGCAGGATGAGGCAACGCTCATTGACTTTTTTACGGCGTTCTTTACCATCAGGGGAAAGATCCACGTGAGCAACATGATGGATGACGCGCCTTACTTTGCGCATCAGGCGATGCTACGCGAGCTGCCCGAGACGTTCAAGAAATGGATCATCGAGCTGGGTGACATTAACGCGCTTGCGCGCGCGAGCGAGCAGGGACGCCCGCGACTATTCAACCTCATCATCCTAAAGGAGGTACCACAGGAGGTCATCTGTATCTTGGATCTTTTGAGCGGTGATAAGATCCTGGAGAACTGGCGTCTCAAGTATGACGACACGCTTTTGCTCAAGCGAATCGCATTTTGGAAAAAGTATTGCGTCTACCTTGATTATCGTCTCGACATGCGCGTGTACAAGGAAATATTCAAGTCCGTTTCCGAAGATAAACAAAAATGATAATGAGAGGAAATCATGGAAGATAATGGAAAGACGGCGATCACCTCGGGAATTTCGTTTGGTTGCGCTCTCGCGATCTGCATTTCATGGAGCGTTCACAAGTCGATCCTCTGGGCGATCATCCAAGGATGCCTAAGTTGGATCTATGTCATCTACTATCTAATCACGCATAAACCTGGTTAACCTACTTTTATAGAAAGGTTACAATATCACAAATTCAGTGCAAGGAGTCAAAAATGGCCGAAGAAAGAAAGAGCTTTAGCGCGTTCAAGAGCACGCGCGGGGACGTTGAGGATTTGACAAAAAAGATTCTCGACAAGAACACATCGCAGAAGGGTGGACCGCGTGACGAGCGTCAGTACTCGTTCAACAAGGATAAGGGTGGCAACTTTTTCGGGATCATCCGATTTTTGCCGAGCATCGACAGCCTTCCGCCGATCGTTTCAAAGTGGAATCACTTCTTTGAGAACGCCGGCAAGTGGTACGTCGAAAATTGCCCGAGCACCCACAAGAAGCCGTGTCCCGTCTGCGACTACAACAAAAAGTTCTGGGAAAAGTATTCCAAGGAAGAGGCGCGGGCGATGATCGGCAAAAAGCTGGGAAACAAATCCTACTATGCCAACATTCTCGTGGTCAAGGATTCGGTAAATCCCGAGAACAACGGACGGGTATTCGTGTATCAGTTCGGAATGAAGATCTACAACAAGATTCTCTCCGCGCTGAAACCGACGAACGACATGATCGAGGCAGGCATCAAGCCGATCAACATCTTCGATCTCACCGCCGGCGCGAACTTTGTAATGAAGATCAAGACGGTCGGTGGTTACACCAACTACGACGACTGCTTCTTTCAGAATCCCGAGCCGATCTCAGGCGACGACAAGGAACTTGAGCGCATCTACAACGGCATCATCTCGCTGGGTGAGTTCGTTGAACCGAGCGCGTTCAAGACCTACGAACAGCTCGAGGAACGCTTCAAGGAAGTGATGGGCAAGGATACCGTTTCCAAGACGGCCGAGGATCTCGCGAAGCGGGACGCCGCCGAGCGTGAGGCAAAGAATGACTGGCCGAAAGATGAATCCAAGCTGGATGCTGACAAGGCCGCGCCGAAAGCCGAAGCGACAGCAGAATCCAAACCTCCGAAGGAAGCGGAAGAAGGCACGTCGCCCGACGTGGACGACTACTTCAAGGATCTGTAAACGCGACTTCATCTCATTACTTCCCCAGGACCGCCGGTTTCCTCCATTCCGGCGGTCCTTTTTTATCCGATAAATAACCGTATGGGACGCAATTATCTACAAGGTGTTCTTACGGTTCAGAATCTTACTCATCCCGAAAAGTATGTCGGTAAAAGAACGAACGAGATCATCTTCCGAAGTTCCTGGGAACGCTCATTTTTTAACCTCCTCGACCGGACAGAATCGATCCTCGAGTGGTCCTCAGAGGAAATCTGCATCACCTACATCAATCCCGTCGATCGTCGAAAGCACCGATACTTTCCTGACATTTACATGAAGTTTAAGACGCACGATGGTAGGATTCGTGAAAAGATCGTCGAGATCAAGCCCTATGAGCAGACGATCAAGCCGACCATCAAGGAAAGTTGGTCACAGAAAAAGAAGGTCGAGACTGCTGGTGACTGGTTGAAAAATTGCGCGAAATGGGCTTCCGCTCGTGAGTGGTGTTTGCGTGAGAAGCACGTCAGTGGCCGGGACATTTCCTTTGAAATTTTGACCGAGAAGGACATCATATTATGACCGATCAGGAACTTCAATATATCAACGAGGGCGATGTCCTTTCTTGGTTACGCTCAAAGCTAACTGACGTTGTCAATCGTGTAAAGACGACTGGCATCCAATCGGGTGGATTCTATCTACTGAACTATTCATCGAAGCTCTACGAGGAGGATATGATCGACTACTACGATACGGTGCCGATCATCCTCGCGCTTGGCAACAGCGGAGGATACGTCCTCGGACTCAACACTGGTTATCTTCCGATCGCTGTCAAGAGAAAGTTTCACGATCGTCTGTCGAGTCTCTATCCAAAACAGTTTGAGGAGAACAAGATCCTACCGAACGTTTCATGGCGAAGCCTCAAGAGCCCTCTGGAGGAGGTTCGTCCAGGATTTATCATCAAGACGTATATCCGAGGCCGCATCTCGAAGGCCGTTCGGATCAAGACGAAGGATGTCGAGAACACGCTGCGAATCGATCTTTCCGCGTTCGTCGGCACCTCGGTCAACAGCGTTTGGAAGTACTTCAAGGCGGGCGTTCCACCGAACATCATACCGACCAAAAAGATGCTCGCGCAGCAGAAAAAGATCCAACAGCTCGCAAAGCGATATTCCCGGTGACATATAAATAACCTTGTCATGGAAGACATCTACGAGAACAAACAGCAACTTTATGTCGCTGACGTGCTCGCGCGCGCGGGTGGTGACATCAAGAATCTGCGAAAGCTGAGCACCAGCACGCTCGACTTTCTCTACAAGAACAAGTATGTCGTTCGCATCACCGCGAAAAAGGACAGGGTTTCAGGAGGAATGACGGATGGCCTGCAGCGCGGACTTGGACGAATCACCTTCTTGCAGATATTTGAAGATGATAAAAAAATCTTTGACTTCGGTGGTAAGTTCATTAAAAATGGAGAAAATGTGGCGCGGGAACTTTATCAAATCTTCGAGGGAACATGATAAAATCGTTTAACGACTTCATCATCAGTGGCAGCCGTCCTAAGAAGGAAATCCTTCTGCTTACGCAGGCCTATGAGGGAAAACTCAAGGGTGACAGCCAGGCGATCATTAGGATCTGCAAGGAACGCGATATAGTCTGTCACCCGATCATCATGAACCAATACTTTCTCCGCGAATATCAATTTTCTGACGATACGATCCAACTTGCGCACGTGACCGATCCTGAGAAGGATGTGACCGTTTCAGCGCGAAATGCCACGGCGATCCTCAAGGTTGGCTCACTTCTTGGAATGAGTCACGATGGTTTTACCAGCAACTACTCGATCGTTCGCTATCTGCAGGAAAAGGGGATGACCGTTCTCAACACGATCGAATCTCAGATGATCTGCTCAAACAAGTACGCGACTCTGTTGGCGTGCCTGCGCCACGGCGTTCCTACGCCGCGCTCGTATCTTATCAGCATCAACTCACCGAAGGAGATCGAGCGCAAGATCGACGCGGCCGTTTCGGCCATCGGCGGATTTCCGATCGTTCTCAAGGTGCTTCATAGCTCGCAGGGAGTTGGCGTTGTCATCGCCAAGGACAAGGAAACGATGCGCGCGATCCTACAGGCGAACATGGACAAGGGCATCGAGACAATCGCCCAAGAATTTTTGGATGCCGATGGAGACATCCGCGTCTACATCGTCGGTAACAAGGTTATCGCGTCGATCAAGCGCGTCAAGATCGGTGGTGACTTTCGAAGCAACATCTCGCTCGGCGCCAAGATCAAGGCCGTTGAACTGACGCCGGAGCAGGAATCGCTCGCGCTTGAGATCCATAAGATCTCAGGCTGCGCGTACTCGGGAGTCGACCTGATGGTGGCCAATGGAAAAAACTATGTGATCGAAATAAATGACATACCAGGAATGACCGACGATGCGTTCAAGGGAACGGTCGGCACGAAGGTTGTCGAGGCGCTGC